AACGCCATCATTTTGCCCCGAATAAACGTAGTTAATTCCGTTTACAGATTGCATAATAATGCCACGACTAATGCCTGTAGCATTTTGGAAAATACCGTTGTAACCACCTATTTTACGAGGTCTACCACGTTGAAATCTTACCCATAAACCATCGTTATATTTTGGGGAATCAAATAAAGTTCCATCCCTTTGTATTCCAGGTTGTATATTTAAGGTTATTACCTTATTGGTCAAAATGCACCCCCACCAACCCCATTAATAGCATAAAACCCAGTTGAATCAAAATAACCCGCTTGTGTGCCATTAATTGTAAATCCAAGTGTATTTGATGATGGCAAATATAAACCTGTTGATGTACTTCCTGTAAAGTTTAAAGATGGACTAGCAGCAGAACCCGCACCAATCGTTAATGTTGAAATTGATGAAATTCCTGCAGATGCCGTGTTGTACACGTTTGTTCCATCACAAACTAAAATTCCTGATAACCCTTGCCCAATTGTTACTGTAGCACCACCGCCAACCGCAGTTTTAACAGTAAAGGTATATGAACCCGTTGTATTGTTAGTAATAGAATATAGTTGAACAGTAGATGGCACAACAATAATTTGATTGCTTGTTAAAGCACCCGTATATACTTGAATTGTATTTGATGCTTGTGCGCTTGTTAGTGTAGTTGTACCGCCCGTTACCGACAATGCTAATTGTGTATAGGCAAATTGATTTGAACGACCATATGCGTAAGAATACCATCCGCCAATCCCATAAGAAACTAATACAATAGATTCTGTAAGTTGTAGTTGTTGATTAGCATTACCATCAATCGTATCAGTACCATTTGGTGTTAAAGTTAAAATTCCTGTACCATCATTTTTAAAAATAGTAAACCAACCTGCGCCAACGCTAGATGCCGATGGTAATGTTAAAGTTCCCACACCACCCAACCATACATTCATTGTTGCACGAACAGATGATGTTAAAGTTAAATTAGAGCTATAAGTTGTAACGGGATATTGTTGATTTAAAGTAGCACCGATTGCTGTTAATCCATTTCCTGCAAGCGTTGCTGCATTAGCAGCTGAAGTGCCTGCGCCAAATGTAACCGTAGCCCATGTTCCCGCTACGGTTGTGTTATCGGTTACAAAAATATAATATGAAATACCCGCAGTTGCAGAAACAATTGTTGCACTACCTGTTGAGGTATTATTAGATGCTATTGTAAATGTATTTGAACCTACATTACGAATAATCATTGCTTGCCCAGTAGATACTTGGGTAGCAGGAGGCATATACAAGGTATAACCTGTAGAAGATGCCGTAACATCAATAATATTAGCCGTTACTTGGTTTTGATTGTTTCCATTAATTGCCCATTGAAGAACTGTAGATGCGCTACTTAATGTTAATGTTTCATATGATACTTGTGAGGGGTTTACAGTTTGACCTGTAAATGGCGATGTATAGGTAGGATTAGATACTGTCATAATTAACTTTCAATAGCAATTGCTTGCCTATCAGCAAGACGTAGTTGGTCTTCAATTTTTAAGACTTGCATTGCTTCACTATACTTCTGTTGGAAAATTTGTCTTTGGTCGTTCTTAACAAATAAAATTGCTTGTAAGAGTGTGCCAAATAACATTGCATTTGGTGCATTTTGTGTGAGCCAATTAGTTTGATTGTCATTAGATAATGGTGCAAGACGCTCATAATACAATACTTCAAAAGTATAATTAGAATCTGGTGTGGGAGCTACTATCCAATTATCATAGTTATAATCGGCAAAATATAATGGCGTTCCAGTGGTTGTCACACTAGGTGAATATGTGCGTAAATATTCGTATTTACGTAAAAATATAGGTTGAATAGCTCCTGCAGCTGTAGTTAAATTCATAGAAACAGTTTTACGCCATCTTGCAGGTTTCGGTAACACAGGATTGGTCGCTGTCATCACAGATGTAGCCACATTAATTTGACCTAGTGTTTTAACTTGTTGAGCGATTTCAAACTCAGCCAACATAATAAATTCTGGTATTTGATTCGTAACAGCACTATCCTGACGCTCTAAGTATTGTTGGACGTCAAGGATGAGCGAGTTGTACGTCATTGCTGACGCACTAGTGTTTGAGGGTGTGCTTTGAGCTGCCATAATTTATCCTAATTAATCATGCCAACCGTTTATCCCAAACAGTTTTATCGATTTTAATATATTTTACCTACTTTATGCTAATATTTGTAATGCTTTTTGTATATTTACTTTACGCTCTGCAAGGCCTAATGTACCACCATTAATACGTTTAGTCATCGTATCATAGTCTGCTTTATCGGCTAAATCGTTTAGCTTTCTTGTAGACCAAAACCAACCTGCGCTTAAACAAGCAAATTCAGGAGTTGCCACCAATGATGGGTTATTTACAATTTCATCGTTTTTAATAGCATTAGCAAAAGATGTATAGTTAGCGCGGCCAGTCAATTGAATCAGACCTCTTCCAAAGAATAAACCACCGTCTCCATCTTTAGTGTTACCTAAATCAGCACGATGACCATACATACCCTCGGCAATAGCTTGTTTACCTTTAGCAACACAATCTTGAGCTTTGGCAAGCGTAAAACGATTAGGAAATACTTGGTTTAAACGCACAGCAGAATAGTTGAGGTTCTCTTCTAAATGAGAAAAGTTGCCTGACTCATGTTTACACTGCCCAATAAAACTAGCCATTCTTGCAGGTGTGTTAATTTCAAACTTGGCAAAAGTTTCATTTAGTGGCTCTAACCACTTGGTGTCAATACCTAACTTAGTTAACTGTTCACTTGTTATCATCATCGCTTCCTATCTTAATTCCTGTTATTAATCCAATAAAGCCACCAATCACCGTTTGAAATGCAGGTCCAATAATCTGAAATACTTTATCTGTATCAAAGTTTGGGTCAATTACCGCATACGCAAACATAAGTAGCATACCAACCACCACAGCCACTAACGACCAAGCTGCAATTAACATAATATGTTCTTTAGCGTTCATTTATCACCTTTCTTTGCCATAATCTTTTCTAATGTTCTACCACCAAAATACGCTGACATAATAAGCATACCCCATTGCCCAAGCAGTTCTACATACGCTTGATTAACATTAACATTAAATGCAGAGAATCCTGCAAAGGTAGTGTAAACCCCTAGAATAAATATTAACGTCATGGGGCGAATGTTTTTAGAAAGCCAAGAGTCTGACCCTAAGTCGGCTTTCCAACGATCTGATACGTTGTTTTGTTCATTCATGTCGGCTTGCAAGTCAGCAAGGTGTCCATCTTGCGCTAACTTTTGTAGGTCTAAAGCAGCTTGTGCTTTCTGTGCTGGATCAGGAATAACTTTATCAAGAATTTTCATCCCTACGCCAACAATGTCGTCTATACCAAACATAATGTCCTCACTTTAAAAGTAACATAATCATCATACAAATTAATGCAAACATTGTCCACCAACGAAACACATCTTCATCCACGCACAATATCCTTTTTTGACCTAATAACAACATTCATTTTTGTAGGAAACTTCGCTTTTTGTTGGTTTATTTTAAATTCATAATGCAAATAAATAACATACGACCATATAAACAATTCAATCAAATAAACAACGAATACTATTGTTATCCATATCATACAAGCCCGTAATAATACAACAAGCAAGTTATAAAAAATGCTGCTAAAAAACAATAAAATTGCACACGCTTAACATCACGCAGTTTATGACCATAATAACTTTCGTTTTCTTTGTGTTCTTTTTCAACAACTGCTTTTAATTCTAAAACTTTTGCCCATTCTTTTGCACCGTACTTAGCTTTAAATTCTGCTTCGGCTTTGTTCTCAGCCTTAATAATAGAACTTTGTTTCTCATACTCATGAACCGCTTTAAACAGCATAGAATTAGCAATTGCTTCTTCATGCTGCCTATGTCTATCTCTTGATGCTAATTGTTCTTGTGCTACTTCTACACCGTCATGCTGAATATTTTGAATGCTTTTAGTAAGACTTTTCCCTGCCTCACGACTTTGGTTAAGGCTTTCTGCTAAGGACTTTGCACCTTCGGCAATCGGATTAATATCAGGCATTTCATTTAATAATGTTCTTTACGGTTTCCACTAAAAAATCTTTACCAAAAAAGATTGAAACAATCACCGCATAAAGCAAATATTCAATACGTTCCATGCGTTTAGTACCTTTATCAAAAGATTCTAAAATAGCATTGTAGCGTTCTTCGCATACCGCTTCGTGTACGGATAATCGCTTATCTGTATTAGCAATGATTGTTTGCATATCCATACTATCCTTTAAATCGGTTGTCCTGCTTGGTCAAGAACTTCTTCTGTTGGCGCAGGAACTTGTTCTTGTGCTTGTTTATGAATTTCATTAATTAATGGGGCTACTTCTACAAAAGGCTGATTGCCTAAATAAGATAAAACCTTGTTAATTAATTCTGTTGTTAATACCATTTTTTCCATTTTTTAATTCCCTAAAAAATTGCCATCAAAATGGGCTGATGGCTTACCCTTATGAAACTGCAGATGAAATTAAAGTAATGACTAAGCTATTTGCTATATTTGTTGCATAGGTGCTACCAACAACCACATTAATTGTGGTACTACCTGCGCTTTTGTAAATTCCTAATTGATTTGCTGTTGGGCTGTTTGAATTAACAATATTTGATGGGGTATTTACAAATTGAATAGTTGAGCTTGCCGAGGTAGTAATACAAAAAACCCCTTCACTTGTACTAGCAGTTCCTGCGCTTACATAAAACACAATTAAACCGCTTGAACCAGCTGAAAATGAATAAGTTCCACTATTAGATATAGTTGTAGCACCAATAGGAATTAAATTGCTAACATTTAAACTTCCACTAGTTGTTACTCCATTCAAAGTTACTGTATTTGACCATTGAGGTGCTGATGCATTACCTGTCGATGATAAAACTTGCCCTTGAACTCCCCCACTAAAGCCGTTAAAACCAATAGATTTATTGGCATAAATTGTCATTGCTGAACTTAAAGTCGCAGTATTTCCCGCAGTTCCTGATGAAACCACAAAGAAATCATGTTGCCCAGCAGCTTGCCTATATAAAGATGCACTATTGGTTTGCGCATAAGTATAAGTTGTTCCATTAGTTACAAGATTAGAACCAACTTCCATATTAGTGTTAGTTGTAGTTGTTTTACTACCAACATAAGAACCCGCATTACCTAATTCCAATACTGCAAAGTTTGTGTATGAACTTGGTGTGGCTCTTGCAACACTTAAAATGTTTGTTCCGTTAAATTGTAGTGCTGTTCCCGTTGTAGCATTTGATGTGCTTGATGCATACAATACGCCATTTGTAGTAAATGGCGTTGTAATTGGGAATGTTGCCCAAGAAGGGGTTGCTGAACTTCCATTTGATATAATATATTGCCCTGATGTTCCGAATGATGGCGTTGCGCCTAAACCCCAAGACCCATAAGAACTAAATGTTAAAGCATTAGTTAATGTTACGGCGTTTGGACTAGTTCCTGGGACAGCGCAATAAAACGTCATACTTCCATTACTCATGTAAATTTGATTTGCGCCACAAGATGTTGAATTTGTATATTTATAACTGCCACTACTATAAGACAAATTATTTTGTAATTGTAGTGATGCGCTTGTAGCGTCTGTTACCCCCCACAAAGTCCAAAACGACCCTTGCAATCCGTAACCAAGTACGTTTTGATATGCAACATAGTTAGTTGCCCCTATAACCACTTTACTATTAATAAATTGTAAAGAACTGCTTTGAGATACAATGTTTGATGCACCACCAAATAAAATATTATTTGACGTTAATCCCGAAATATATAAATTTGAAAAAGTTCCATTAGCAGATGTTGATGCACCAATGGTAGTGTTATTAATTGTTCCACCTGTAATGGTTACAGATGAAAATGTTCCGCTATTACCTGCCTTGCTTGCAATAACTTGAACAACACCGCTATTATCTTTGTAATATAGCTTACCATCTGTAATGTTTATGGCAAGTTCCGACCCCAATGAACTATTAGTTAAATTAGAAGCACTAGGCGCAGTACTTGCTGTAGAGCTTGAATAAATCAATAAAGGGGTATATCCACTTTGTGCCATAAGTTACTCCATGAGCAGTTGTTTGATGTTATTATAAACTTTAAAAAAGAAAAAAGAATCCACTATTATTGGTTGAAGGTGTATAAATAATAAATATAACACCTTGAGTGCCGGCAAATCCGCCGGCAACACCGCCAGTAGTAGCAACATAACCGCCACATCCACCTCCGCCATATGATCCGGGGAAAACACTAAATGCAACAGAACCCATTCCGCCCATACCGCCACCACCACCGATTGTGTTTGCAATATCTTTACCAGAACCACCAGCACCCTCGGTTCCAGTTGCTCCGCCAGCACCACCACCACCTAGGGTACCTTTTGCACCATTGGTTGCTCCGCCGCCAGTTCCACTAAAATTATTACCGCCAGTTCCACCTACTGCGCTTGATGCGTTACCGCCAGCTGAACCACCACCATTTCCTCCGCCACCACCGCCAGCCACATTTGCTGAAGTTGTAGATGCAAACCCATTACCACCAGCCCCACCAACACCATTAGGTCCTCCAGCACCACCACCTCCACCAGAACCATATCCTTGAGAAGCAGTTGTACCAAAAGCACCAGCACCGCCAGCACCACCAGCATAAGTCCCCGTTCCTCCGGCACCACCACTTGATGAAGGGGTTGTTGTTGCAGTTCCTGTTTGACCACCACCTGCTATATTGGTAGTATTGAAAGTAGTATTTCCACCATTTGCACCCGCAGAACCACCCGTACCGATTGTATATGGTATAGATCCACTTAATGTTTGATTAGTTAAAACTCTATATCCGCCGCCACCACCACCGCCGCCTGCCGCCCTATTACTACCCACCGCGGCTGCTTGTATTCCACCTGCACCGCCACCAATTAAATGTATAGTATTATTGGAATTATTCCAATCACTGGGAACTGTCCATGATGTTCCGGTAGTTAATTGATATGCTTTTACTGCAGTGCTTTGAAATAAAATACCATTATTATTACCGCCGTTAGTAGAGTTTGCACCAGCATAAACAATATATGGATTAGATGCACCTAAAGTATACGAAAAACTTATATCTGTAAATGACATGTAGTCCATTGACACCAAACCGCCAGTATAAGTTATAGTTTTTTGCGATCCAAGAACACTTGTATTTATTGTTACTATATTACCGGCAGTTCCCGTTATTTGCCAATTATTAATAGTATAGTTTGCAATAAATTGAATAGTATAACTACCAGTTCTTGTACTTGCAATTGTATTTATTGTTGATCCTGAAACTGTAGGCAAAGATACTATTGATGTTGATGCCCCGCCACCGATAGTTATAGTATAAAAAGTTAACACACCAGAGCCTATAATTTTTTGGCTTGCTGAGGAATCACTAATAACAATATTAGATGTACCGGCATTAAAAGTTAAACCTGTGGTTGTACCTGTATTCCAAATAGTTCCTGTACTAGTTAAAGTAATTGTGGATGAACCTAAATTAAAAACCCTAGTATTTGAATTACTTGACGAAAATGTTGTTGCAGTAATATTATAATTATTGGTATTAAATGTTCCAGCAACAATATTAATAGTATTAGAAGATAACAAATTATCTGCTAATTGGGTTGTTCCTAAATAATTTGATATCTGTAAATATTGAGAAAAAGTTCTTCCGTTTGAAGTAATTGTTTGTGTAGTGGTTCTTCCATTAATATAAATAGTTCCTGTTCCAGTTAAAGTAACCCCGGTACCCAATAATAAATTACCATAAATATATAGTGAAGTTATACCATTAGCGAATGTCATAGCACTTGTTCGTAATGACATATCTAATGTGCCAACGTTCCAACCATAATTTACTGTTAGTGTTGAAATACTACTATTTTGATCAATAATAGCAGTATCTTGTGCTAAAGGAAAATTACCAGTTGCAGGAGTTCCACCTGATGCTGTACACCAACCTATAGCATTCCAAACTTGAGAACCTGCTAAATTCCAATAAACTGTTTTAGCTGTTGTAAAAGTTATACCAGTATTATTTCCACAGTTGCCAATTGAAGTTCCAGACCATGTGCCACCACCCGAACCCTGTATGTCTAAAAAATCAACATTTGATATAGAAGTTGTACTGGCGACTATAGAAGTTCGTGTACCTGCAGTTCCTGAATATACAAAAAGTCTTGCGTTTACTGCGGAACCGTTTGCTGAAAATGTAGTGGCTGTTTGAGTTGCACCAAGCGATACTTGTTGAATTCCAGAACTAGTTGTTGGTAATGTTAAACCGTTAAAATTATTTGCACCAGTTATAACAATTGATGTAGAAGTACTTGTAAAAATAACATTATAATAAGTTAAATTTCCTCCAGTGAAAGTATTAGCACTAGTAGTAATGGTTGATGTTCCGACGTTAAATGTTAGTCCTGTTGTAGCGGAAAAATTAACACCGTTTGCACCTATACTAATATTAGAACTACCTAAATTAATTACTGTTGTCGTGGATGTTGACGTTCTTCCTATAGAACTGGCAGTAATTGCAAAATTTCCAGAATTAAATGTACCACCTTGAATTAATAGTATTCCGCAATTAAATGCGTCACTAAGTGTCCAACTTCCTCCTGCACCATTAAAGGTTGGAGCCCCTACGGTTTTACCGTTTGTACTTATAGTTAGTCCAGTAGTTGTCCCTAAAAAACTTAAATTTAATGCACTAAAAGTAGTACTACCACCACTGGGCAAAGCCATACTACCATAACAACCAAGG